TTTTTGGCCCCTGACTAACGAAAGAGTTGGGTTACTTACTCCATCTATGTAAAACTTATTGCCGCCATTGTTAGCAACAGTAACGGTAAAAGTTGTAATCTCTGGGCCAAGTGAAGTTGCGGTTAATACGCTTGTAACGGCTAAAGTTGTGCTATCAACTACTGGCGCTGAAACTGTAATATCGTTTGCCGTGAAAGGATAAACTACTGTCACATCAGCTTGGTCAATAACTGGTGAGCCTGATGTGATATCATTCGCGGCAAAGTTAGATGTAACAGATACATCTAAATTATCTACAATTGGTGCTCCACAAACAATCTCTTGGGCAGGGATTGTCTCGCCCTCAAATACTGGAGCACTATCAACGACTGGCGTTGTTGTAATATCTTGAGGAACAAAATTACTGACTACTAATACAGATACCGCGTCAACAGCAGTCGTGGCAGTCGTAATATCATTAGCGGTAAGTGCGGAAACTACACTTTCATCTGCACCACTGTCAGCTAGTGGCGCACTAGCGAGTGGTGTAAAACCTAACATTTATTATGACTTCCAGTAAGTACGGCCTGTCGCAATAACAGAGTTAATTCTGGTCATATCTTTCCCTGCGGTTGTATATTTATCGTCTAGGATTTCTGTCTCTAAATACATAATAATGTTGCCAACGCTTGACTTTTTTTCATCGTCAGTAGCGCCTGTTTGCTTCAATCCACCAATAATGTTTTCAATTTGGTCGCATAAATGTAATAAGTGCAAATAATCACGGTCTAGTTCATTTACAGCCATTTTTAGTTTCCTTCTAATGCAGCTATTCGCGCTTCTAACGCATCGTTTTTAGCCGATAATTCTTGTACGGCTTTTACTAAAACAGGCAAAAGCGCATGTGGTCTTGCCTCTAGTTTTTCTGGGTTTTCGTAACTAACTAATCGCGTATGAGAATGGGACGAGTGGTCAATTTCTACGTCAGCAAGTTCTTGAGCAATAAAACCAACCTCTTTGCGGCCCTGCATCGTTCCATCGCGGCGGTTCCAATCAAAGGTTACTGGCCTTACGTCATTTATAAATGTGAGGCCATATACACTATCTTGAATGTTTGTTTTATCTCTTTGGTCTGATAAAGTTGAAATAGAGGTGTCATTACAGCGCAAATTAGTTATATTGCTGTCTCCTAAAGTAAATTGACCACTTGATGAAGTGCTGCTTGGTGCGGCATCTCTTCCTATACTTACGCAATAATTACCCGATCTACTTGATGTCCCACCTGCATTATAACCTATGTTCGTGCAGTAATCAGCCGTATAATCGCCGTACCCTGCACGATACCCTATATTAACCGATCCGTCTGCGGATTGACCTTTGTAACCTGACTGCCGCCCTATATTAACCCTACCGCCTGCAGTATTGTTTTGATAACCTGCTTGATAGCCAATATTTACCATATGAGCAGCACTTGAATAGTAATTATATGTAGTTTGATAACCTATGTTTACACAGTAATCACCGCCGCTTTGACCATACCCTGCGGCGTAACCAATATTTATTCCATAATCGGCATTAGTTGCGCTTTGTGCTCCAGCAGCACTACGTCCTATATTAATAGTATCATTACCCCCTGCTCTGGTTCCGTAGCCTAGTGTAACAGTGTTACTATAACTACCTGTGTGGGGGTGCGAGTCATATCCTAACATTGTGTTATAGTCACCAGTGCTTACAACCCCTCCCGAACTGTGACCCACTGATGTATTGTAATCACCACTAGAGATAGACGATAGTGTATAATATCCCACCGCTGTTTGGCCTATACCATCAAAGTTTCTAAAATATGCAGCTAGGCTACCCACCAAAGTATTGTTGGAAGAAGTACTTGCAGAGTTCATTGCAAGAGCACCAACAGCAGTATTATAATATCCAGTTGTATTCATAGCTAAAGAGGAAGAACCAAACGCTGTATTACTATAAGCGGTTGTGTTTGATGCACTGCTATGACCAACAGCAGTGTTATTATTTCCTGTTGTTACGTCCTCTAAGGCATTATAGCCCACCGCTATATTTGAAGTCCCTGTTGTAAGACTGCTCTGAGCGTTTGAACCCACAGCTATGTTCCAACTGCCTGTAGCAGTAGGGGGAAGTGAGTCTTTGCCAATAGCATAATTATCATTACCAGAAGAACCATCTTCGGGCCACGCACTTCGCCAAAGCATAACATCTTCATTTACAGCAGATAAAAACACAACCGCGCTGCCAGATAAGTTTAGCAGTGAGCCAGTGGAGCTTTCAGTCAGCGTTCTAGATAACGTAGTACCACTAGCGGTATATGTGCCAGTGCCAATTTCCCAAGCATTACCATCTTCTATCGTGTAACGAACTGTGTCACCGTCAGAAATTCCGCCATCAGCAAAAGTTTGATAACCAGTTTCGGCAGATCCAAGCGTTATTGGTGAGGTTGTGCCAGTAGTGCTTGTGGCAACTTTGACTCTGTTGGCTAATGTGACCATGTTTTACACCTATGCAGGATCAGGAATTTCAACATCAAAAGCAGCAACGGTAAATGTATTACCAGACACAACAGCTTGAGAGGTTGTAAGTGAGCCAGTAGCTAGTAAACGAGTTTCAGATACGTCTACGATTGAGTAATGAGTTGCAGTGCCAGTGCCTGTGACCGAACCATCCGAAATAGCCGCGCACCTTGTTTTTCTGCCTGACGTATCTCCATTTTCTGGCGCACCAAAACTTACAGACGTAGAGTTTCCTAAAGTGTATGTAGTGGTAGCCTCTGCATAAGTGGTTGCCTCTTGCGAGGTTATATCTATGCGGTCAGCTTCTGTATCTAACTTACTCAGTGCAGCGTCTAAAACGTAATCTGCTAAACTTGCCATTATAGCTCTCCTAACTTAACCTGAATAATTGGATTTCATTGATAGTGTGCCTGAATAAAACGCTCTATCATTACTGTCATTGATTTCTTGAATTGCGCGAGAAAATAAAGAGTCATATTGCGCTGCCCTAGCCTCTTCCATTAGATAGATATATGAGGCCGAAAGTGAGCCGTACAAATAGGCATCTGGGTGTCTTGTTAAAATTGTATTAGTTGTATTTGCATCAGATAATCCGGCGATTTCCTCACCGTAAATTAGCTCAACTGTGTAAACGCTATCAGGAATAGGACGCAAAACAATCTCCGCGCCTAAAACTGTATAATACTTAGGTCTACCACCCCCAGAACTGGGATAAGTTGTATAAAAGTCTGTCGGTGAAGCATAATCTAAAACAGAAATTGGATTAGTATTAAGCTTAACTAAACGTATTTTCCTCAAATCGGTTGGCAGTGAAATAAACTCATCACCAGAAATAGTATTAGCAGTTGATCTTTTTTCCTGAGAACGTGTCTCTAGCTCTCTACTCATTCGAGCTTCAGCAAGAGCAATAAATTCAGGAATACGATCAGTTAAATCGGAACGTGCTAAAAAGTTAGCAATCGCTGTCTTTAACTCTGCAAATGTTGTAATTGCCATTAGATTAGCCTACCGCCTGTTGCCTTAAAGCCTTTGTTTTCTTCAAGCCACTGCATCCAAGCTTTCGGGTTGTCCTTTGGTTGCCCAAACCTGTCCACCAAATGATGATAAAGAATAGCAGGGATTTCACCAACTTTGTGCTTATGCTTTTGAGTATTCCCAATCATATCACCATAGCGATAGTTATTGGCACTCTCTTTCGCTAAATCCTTCACCGGATCAACGTTCACTGTTGTTGTATCCCTGTGACCATCAGCACCACTCTCCAAGATTGTGCGCTTGCCAGTTATCGGATCTGCATTTAGTAGCTTTTTCATTAAAACCTCAAATAAAAAAAGGGGCGAACTAGCCGCCCCCAAGTTGTGAATGGAGAAAAATTAACTTCCACTTAAACCAATAACCGCCGCATGCGCCTTGGGTGCTTTGACGATTAAAGTATATTCGCTTACTAAAGCGAATTTTGTGGCGTCACCCGTAGCAGCAACGTCACTTACGCTAAACATACGGCCTGGGAGGGAGCCTATGCAAACGTAATCAGTATCAATCAGATATACCTCTGAATTGTTAGCCTGACGGTCAATTGTTACAGCCAACTCACCAAAATCACTCAAATAAAGTGATACTGAGCCGACGATAGCTATATCGCGTGGTGCAGTATAATTTAACTGCGCTGAAGCAACTGAGCCTGACGATAGGTCAGAAAAGTTCTGCTTATTTGTTGGTGACATAAGCAACATATTCGGGCTTCCACCGTCATTATATGCAGCCAACATCGCAGCATCTATCTGAGCCAAAGTTAAAGCTCTAGCTGTACCAGTTAAATCAGCCGCATCTGACCCATCACCAGTAGCAAATGCCATATCACTAGGCTTATCACCGTTTGTAATCCAGTTAATAAGCTTCGCGCATTTACGCGGATCTG